TCGAGCCAGACTTTGCCGCCCAAGATTGCGCCGCGCGCCTTCAGCTCGTTGAGATAGCCCTGCACCCCGTCGCGGATATCGAGCAGCAGCTGCTTGGAGAATGGCCGATCCATCGCCCAGAACAGCCCTTGCTCGATGCTCTCGTAGACCATATCCGCCGTGCGCCGCACTGGCAGGAAGGCCCAGAGCGGATCCGACGCGGTGGTGCGGTTGCCCCAGATCCGGAACCCCTCATGGCGGATGATCGTGGTGATCGATTGCTCGTTGAGGCGGTTGGCCTCGGTCTCGGCCGAGCTGATCGCAAAGGTGATCGCGCGGGCGGTGCCTGCGATACCGGCAATCAATTGGTTCGAGGGCGACCACCAGAACCCCTTGTCGTTATCCATCCGGCTGATCACGCCGAGCACAAAGGCGGAGGCGGGGCGGATCACATACGCGGCAGTGGCGGTGTCAAAAACACTGACGGCGGGATCGACGATATAAAGCCGATCCGAGCCATAGCTCTCGCGGCTCAAGATCGCCTCGGCCTCGGTGGTGTTGGGGCCGTCCGCCACCACAATCGCACGGGTGCGGGTGGCCACGATCAGCAGATTGGCAGTGACTGGCGACGCGACACCGCCTGACGGCGCGGTGAAACCCGGCGCGCCGAGCAAGCGCGGCGTCTGGCCCGTGAGATTGTTCGCCAGCAAGAGCGCGAACACCCCCGTTTGATCTGCAGCGGATCCAGCCACGGCAGCCAAGGTCTCGGGCGCATCGGCCCCCTCCTCGACCCGTACGATCACCATCATGTTCACACCCTGCGCATAGGCGGCGCTATAGGCATCGAGCAGCGTGCCCGCCGCCCCCAGCGTTGCGGCCATACGCGGGCCGGTGATCAGGATCGGCTTGTCATAGGGAAAGGCCGCCTCATCCGCATCCGGCGCAGTGCCGACAATGCCGATGACGGAAGAACGGGCGGTGCGGATGGGGCGAATCCCGTCGTCAATCTGGACGGTCTCGATCCCGTGGAGGAACTGGTCGGGCATGGGGGTCTCCGAAAAGGAATGTCCCAAACACCATCGCCCAGAGTGGACCGCGTCTCGCCCTTGAACGCGTTCACCCCAAAGAAAAACGGCCCCGAAAATCGGAGCCGTTCAGGGGAGTTTTGCGCGGAATGGGCGCTTGTGTCAAATGGGATTGGTGGGGGAGGCAAAGGCCAGCTTATTGACAGGGGTGTCTATGCGTCGGATCGTTCCGGCCGAATGATCCCATGGGAGGGGAAAATCGATGCCGCTAGATACCGCAACCGACACAAGGATTAGAGACAGCTTCGCACGGCAGTCCATGATGACGTCGATAGGCGCAGAACTCGTTTCCTTGGACGTCGGGCGAGTGACGATTGCCGCACCAGTATTGCAGGGATACCGCCAGCAACAGGGCTTTGCGCATGGCGGGCTGATCTTCACGCTGGGCGACAGCGCCGCCGGATATGCCGCTCTGAGTAGCCTTCCTCCCGATGTCGAAGTGATGACGGCCGAACTGAAAATCAACTTACTCGCGCCCGGCTCTGGGGTGCTGATTGCCGAGGGGCGCGTCCTGAAGGCGGGTCGACGGCTCGTTGTGGTTGCTGCGGATGTTTGGTCCGAAGACAGCAGCGGCACTCGAAAGCATGTTGCTGCCCTGCAGGGAACGATGATTCCGGTTGCTCTGTGAGGCAGGCCCCAGATTAACTCTGCAACCGACCCCGCTCTACTTCAGCAAGCAGTTCAAAGATCCAAACCCAAATCCTCGGAGGGAACCACATGACGGTGAAATTTGCAGGCGGCAAGAATATCGCCATGAAAGTGCCGCCGCACCAATACGATGCGACGGTAAAACTCTATCGGGACGTGCTTGGCTTAGAGCAGATCGGCGGGCCATCAGGGAATGCTGTCGGGTTCGTGTTCGGCTCCAATAATCTCTGGATCGACAAGGTTCCGGCCATGAGCCAAGCGGAGCTGTGGTTGGAGATTGTCACGGACGATACCACAGAAGCCGCAAAGGTGCTCGCCGATGCAGGCGTTGTTCGTTGCGATGAGATTGAGGACTTGGGCAGCAGTTTTGATGGGTATTGGGTCTCAAGCCCTGCAGCGATTATCCATCTCGTGAACGCCAAGGAAGGGTCTTGGGAGTAGCGCCCCCCATCTCACCGCAGCTCTGCCCAGAACCCGCCACCGCCGATGGCCGAGGCGGTCATCCGGTAGTAATGTCCGGGCGGCACGATGACGAAGGACTCGCCGGGGTTTGCGCCTGAGCAGGTGGCGACGGTCACCCAAGCCGAGCCGTTTGTGCTTACCTGAACATAGCCCGAATTGCTGGCCCGAATAGCGAGCATAATCGGGCGGCCCGTGGTGTTCTGGTAGGATGTGTTTCCGGCGCGGGTGCCGCTCACATCCACCCAAGATTGGCCCAATCCGACCGTCTGATCGACAACGGCCTGCTTCGTGCGCAGGGGGGTCATGAGCTTATCGTTGCTGTTTCCTGCCGTTGCCTCCGCCTGCGATGCCATCCGCTGATCGAGCGCGCCGGAGCTGGATCCCGCGACCGGCCCGCCGTGCAACAAGGTGAGCCAATCGCCCCAGCCGGAGCCATCATCCACCCGCATGCACATCAGATCACTCGAGAGGCTCATGATTTGCGTCTTTTGCCCCGCGCCGTTGATCGCAATTCCCACCGCATCATAGCTGCTGCCGATATCGGGCGCGCCGATGGTCGCGTTCGAGGTGCGGAAGAAGCCGTTGAGCGTGAGCGTATCGAGGTTGTCCGCATGCGGGCAATCTCCGTTGACAATGCCAAACTGCGCCATCGCCTGCGCAACGCCTTTCGGGGTCATCGCCTTGGAGGTCGAGGTGCCCGCCTCCGCCTCGGCCTGCGTGGCGGCGGGAACCGTGATCGTGCGATCCGCGCTCAGCGCGCCGCCGCCCGTCGCCAGCCCTCCGGCAGAGATACTGCGCGTCGTGCGTACCACCGTGCCATCCACCGCGAGCGAGCGGTTTGCGCTCAAGCTTCCACCGCCCGACAAGCCATCACCTGCCGTGATCGTGCGCGCGCTTGGCACATAGGCGGCGATGGTGGCGGCAATCGCTTGGGCCACCCGCAAGGGCGACATCGCCTTGGTGGTGATCGTGCCTGCCTCGGCTTCAGCCTTGGTCGCGTCCAAGACAGTGATCACGCGGTTCTCGCTGAGATCTCCGCCGCCTGTGGCCAGCCCTGCCCCCGTCACGCTTCGCTCGCCGCGCACCACGCTGGCATCCACCGCAAAGCTGCGATTGCCGCCCAAGGTGCCGCCGCCTGTCAGCCCGTCGCCCGCCGTGAAGGTCGTGGATTTGAGCGCGCGGGTCTCGGCATTGTCATTCACCGCCTTGACGGCCGAGGGCGTGGCCGCCGTCGTGGTGCTGGTGGAATTGGTCGCGGTGGAGAGCTTGACCAGCCCCGCCACCGTCGTGGTCGCCGCCACCACCGCCGTGGTCAGCGTATCCACGGCGGCTTTGAGCCATGAGGTCCGCTGCGCGAGTTGCAGATGCGGGATATTGTCCATCCCCGCCCCGGTATCGGGGTTCGGGGTGCCGCCAATCACGGGATCGGTCTGCTCGAGTTGATAGACATCGGTCCAAAGCGGGGTGTCGTCTAGTTTGGCCATCAGGCTACTCCTCTGGTGTAGGTTCCGGTGCGCGGCACGCGGCCGTCGTAAAGGCTGAGTGCTTGGGTGTAATCGAGCGCCTTGAGGTGGCATCCGGCGGGGGCGACCGTCTCCAGCACCCCGCGCACCTGCGCCGCCTGCCCAATCGAGATCGGGGTGTCGAGGATCAGACGATATTCCGCCCAGTGATCGCTTTGCGCGCAGGTCCGTGTGCCATCACGCGGCAAGGATCCGTCATAGAGCGCCGCGCCCGTGTGCTCGATGAGCTGCGCGGATTGGTAACCCAAGACTTCCAGCGCGCGCAGCACCGCCCAAGGCGTACCCTTGCGGCGGTGGATCTCGACGGAGGCCGCGACCACCGCGCGCTTGCGCGCCACCGACCAATCCTTATCCCAGTCATCGACCGAGAGCGCCCATGCGAGATTGGGCAAGGTGGCGGCGGGGCAGCGGGCCGGATCCCAGAGCGTGGCCAGCGGCACGTCGATCTGGAGGAGCGCCACCGCCAAGGCTTCCACCGCGCGTTCCAGATCCGTGGCATTGGCGGGCAGAAGTGACGTCATGCGAGCTCCAGCGTAATCGCGGCGGCGTTGGGGGCTTGAAGCGCGGTGCAGATCACATCGGCAGCGGGACTGGTGAGAGAAACGGCAATCACACCGGGCTGATGGAGGGCCGCCAAAATCCCCGATCGCGCCACCACCGCGCCGAGCGCCCGCGTGGCAGCAAAATAGCGCTCCAGCGCGGTGCGCGCGGCTTGCTCCACCGCGCTGGCATCGGGGCCGGTGGCGATCTGCAAGCTGGCGGTGACCTCAACCGGCACCAGCTCGGCGGCAATCACCGAGGTGGAAAAGCACAGCGGCCGCACATCGGGGGCGTTGAGCACATCGGAGACGACCTCCAGCAGCCCTTCGGGCGGGGTTGGTGTCTCGCCCGCCCAGAGGATTGCCACCCGCACCTGACCAGGCTCCGGCGAGGTGACCGACACATCGGCCACCCGCGCATCTGCGGAGCGGGCGTGGAACTCATAGGCCCCGCGACTGCCCGCAGACGTAAAGCCCTCGAGCGCGAGCTGGGTGCGGGCGCGCAAGACCGCGTCGCGCTCCATCACTGCAGGGGTGATCGGCACCGTGGTCTCATCGGCAGGGGTCACGGTGAGCCGCGCCACACCCAAGAGGGCGGAGAGCTGATCCAGATCCCCGCCCTGCGCGTGCGACAGCATCACCGCCTTCGCCCCGTCATTCACCCGCGCGCGCAGGATCAACTCGGCATAGGCCAGCAGCTCGAGGAGCTTTGTCAGCGGTTCGCTTTCCAGCGCCAGCACAGGCGCGACCTCGGGCAGCGCCTCTGTAAGCCTGTCTTTAAGCCGCGTTAACAGCGCCTCGAACTCCAATGTTTCCACCACTTCGGGCGCGGGCAATTGCGAGAGATCAATTGAGGCAAAGCGGCTCATGCGGCGGATCCTTCCAGCGTGGTGGTGAGTGTGGTGGGGCCGTCAATCGTCTCGACCGTCAGCTCGAGCGCGAGGCGGCCTGCGCAAGCGCTGGCGACCTGCACGCGGAGCAAGCGCAGGCGCGGCTCCCACAGATCGAGCGCCTCGGCGGCCTCGGCATAGAGGTCGATCAGCGTCTCGCCATTCATCGGCGCGTCGATCAGGCGCGGCAGGTTCGAACCATAGCTGCGCCGCATCACGCGGCTGCCCTTGGCGGTGGAGAGGATATCGGTGACCGATTGCGCCAGATGCGCACTGTCCGCGAGCCGCGCGCCCGTGATCCGTGACATGCCAATCATCAGCTGGGCTTTCCGGTTTGCGATCCACCCGTGGCCACGCCGCCGTGGCGATGGTTCACCAGCGACTTGCCCGAGGCGATGACATCGCCCGTCACGATCAGATCGCCATTGATCACCATCTGCCCGCCTTGTAGCTCGATCATCGGGACGGCAGCATCGCCGGAGGGCGCATTGCCTGCGAACACCGATCCCACAATCACGCCCTGCGCCAGATCGCCCGAAGGGCAAATCACCAGTACCTGCTCGCCCACGCTTGGCATCCACCAGAAGCTAAGCCCCCCTGCCCGCAGTTGCGCAACAAGAAGCGGCGGCGAGGTCAGATCGCCCACAGTCACACTGGCGCGCCCGCTGCCCGCCTGCACCGAGGCGACTACGCCCAGCATGGCGATATTGGCGATCCGGCGATCCGCCTCGGCTGCGGCATAGCTCATGGGGTCTCTCCGATCTGGGTATAGCTGTCCTCGTGCTCCGCGCCGATCTGTGGCGATTGGCCGACATAGAGGGAGATGGGTTGCGGCTCCGAGAGCGGCGCGCCGGTCAGCGTGATTGGCTGCCGCCATGTGATCGCCCAGAGGCTCACCGCATGATCGGAGGCAGCCGTGAGCAGCGGGATGCCGCGCAGATCGCGGGCGGGGCCGAGATCGCGTTCTCCCCAGATCCGTTCGGGGATCAGCCGCGCCAAGGTCTGGCAAATCGTGGCAGCCGCCTGATCGCGCGGCAGGGTGATCGTGTCCTTGGTGATGACGTAAGCCGCCATCTCCAAGAGGAAGGATGGGCTGGGGCCAGAAAACGCCTCGCCCTGCGCAAAGCCGAGATTGGAGATCAGCACGGCGGGCGCTGCGATACTCTTCTTCTTCAGCGCCTCCAGATCAAACCGCCCCGCCTGCCCTTTGCAGGTTTTTAGCTCCGGCAGGGTCAGTTTGATCCGCGCGGCGATCAGATCGGGCAGAGCGGCGAGAAGGTCGGCGCGGGGTTCACTCATGGATCAGAACTCCCAGATGATCGATGACAAGCTCCGAGATCTCTGCCGCGTCCGAGGCTGAAATCCCGAGATAGGGCCGCGCGGGGATCGGCGCGTGGCCTTGGGCGGTGTCTCCGCCGAACTGGTGGATGGCGCCGTAGATCAGCGGCGTGCCGACGCGGACGCTATCGCCTTGGGTGAAGTGCTGGATCGAATGCAAAAGATGCGAGGGCGAGCCGACGAGGAGCGACCGCGGATTGGTGCGACCGGGGCGCGCCATGCTCTCGCGGTAGCTCTCAGACCAATCGGCCCAAGGCGTGTCATCGGGCGCGGTCTTATCGTCCGCAATCCGGCGCTTGGTTTGATCTTCCACCAGAGCGCCAATGCCCTGCGCAATCCGGCCCATCTCGGCAGCCGACAGC